ATAATTATAGACTTAACGACGAACAAGTCAGAGTCTGCATTTACAAATGAAATATTGAAGAGGAATATGAAGGAGTATTATAAGAATGATTTGGCTATTTTTTATAATTTAGAAAGACAAAAAAAGCAAATAGATAAGAACCTAATAGTTTTGGCGACGAATTACAATCAGATGTTTAATGAGGATATATTGATAGCTATTAAAGAAGAAGAAGGTGTAAAAGAGAACACAGAAGATGACAAAGAAAAGTGGATAAAAGAGAACCTATGTATGGAATTAAGCGAAGAAATGAGTGAAGGAAGAATAAAGAAGGGAACAATAAGTGAGTTTGTATTGTATTATGAGGTAGATAATAAAAAATACGTGCATTATTTCAAGACGGATGCAAGTAGAAAGACTAAAATAACACAATTATATAATTCATGTAAAGTACGTAATGAAACAAGTATTGAAAATATTCAATTTAAGGAAGAAAATATCAAAATAGATATTTAGTCTGTAACGATTTAGTTCTTATTTTATGTATATTAACTTATTTTGTTTTCAAATACATGAGAAAGATGTAAACAAAACCTAATTAACAATTAGTTTTTGTTATATATATATATATGGATAACCCCCCACTACGTATACAAACTATTGAAGATGTGCCTCGCTTACCCAGACAAATACCCAACTGGAGACCTATTATACGAAATTTAATAGGCGCTAACGCAAGTGGCGCTAATTTAGAAGGTGCAGATTTAACACATGTTGATTTAACCGGCGCAAATTTAACAGGCGCAAATTTAACAGGCGCAAATTTAACAGGCGCAAATTTAACAGGCGCAAATTTAACAGATGCAGATTTAACAGGTGCTAAGTTGTATAATGTTTACGCAAAAGATAAAGAGACAGGAATAAGAGATATTACTGTTTGGGAAGATGGCATAGAAGCAGCAGATATAATAGGTATAAATATTTCTCATGTGTTATTTGATATGCAAAGAATAATAGAGGATTTGGATAATATTATTAGGGAAGAACCTGAATATTTAGAATTTGATGATTTGGCGGATATTGTCTTTCCTCATGAAGATATTAATGTTAATTGGCGATGGGGACCATTTTTTAGATATTTGAAGGCGGAGAGGCGGTATTATTTCAATCTAGAAAATAGACATGAAGGTATAAGTATTACACGATTAAGAGCAATAATTAACGTATTGAAGGAAAAAATAAATGAAGATATAAATGGAATTATGAATGGAACACTTAATCCACAAGAAGGATTAGGCGCAAGGCCTTCAGAAGAAATAATGCAGTTAATAGAACATGAAGTGATAAGAGCAGAGATAGCGAGAGAGCAAGAAGAGAGAGAGAGAGAGAGAGAAGAGATAGAGAGGATAAGGAGAGAGGGAGAAGTTTTAAGAAGAGAGGTACAGAGATTGGAGAGGGAGAGAGATGCGGGGGGAGGGGATGTTCATCAGTCAGCAAACGCCCTTATTGTTAATCCTCATTTCAGAAGAGCTATTGGATATGATGAAAATTCGTCTGAAGATGTTGATATAAGTGAACTTTTTGAAATAATGAAAGCCGAAGTACTAACTAATCCAGTATACAAATCTGAGATTTTTCAGGATGAGAAGAAAGGTAAGACAAAGGACGAGTTGAAGAAATTGGAGGAGAAAAAAATGAGGGCGGATAAAGTAAAGAGAACCATATTAATTGAACATTTAGATATGTTAAAAAAAAAATCATGCGTTGCTGGAGAGAAGGCGATAGCAAGACCCGAAGCATTAATAATTAAAAACGCGTTTTCTTTGGCTCAAAATGCAAGTACTGATGAAGACTTACGAAACAAATTCTTTGGTATTTATATTGATTTATTTGTAGAATCTGCTATCTACGCATATAAGAATGTTGGAGAAAGCGTGTTATTATCGGAAATCAGCTGTGGTAGAGGAATTATTGAACGTATGTACACAACTATATTCCCTGTTGTACATGCTACAATAGATGATTTTGAAAGATTAGAAAAAGAAAAAGGGATACCAATTCCAGAGCCAGTGAAAATATTATCTTGTATAGGAAAAGTAGCAGTGAATTCAGCTGAGACTGCTCTTGAATATGCACAAGAATGGGTGGATTCATATATATGGCCACCAGAAGAATCATCAAAATACACAGAGGTAGAACTTCTGAAGATAGAATCAAATAGCAAAACATGGAATTCACTCTTACCGGATGATCGAAAGGAAGCTTTGAGAAATTTTTTAATAAATAAATTTAAGGATACCGATGATTGTTACGAAATAAATAAAGACATAATTGATGCACTTATAGATAGTACAGTAGAAAAAATGTCATATGTTTGGCAAAATGAAGAACCCATATATGGTGGGCAAAAGAGAAAAACAAGAAGAGCAATGAAATCAAAGAAGGCGATGAAATCAAAGAAGGCGAGGAAATCATATAATACAACGAAATCAAAAAAACCAAGGAGTTCAAAGAAATCAAAAAGAAATAGAAAGTATGTTAAGTGAACTTGTATAATAACCATGCACTACATCTAGCTAAAAATAATATATTAACATATTTTTATTATATATATACGTATCATATATATAATAAGTTAAATGTTTACCATTCCTCATCGTCAGTAGTAATATCATTCAATCCAAAAAAAGTATTACAACTCTCTTCTATTTTTTCGGTAAGTTTTACATTAAATATATCTATATCATCAGTAACAGTTTTAACAGTTTGTCTATCTATTTTACTCCTTTCATGAAGATTTTTGAAAAACTCTTTGACGTATTCAACATCTTTATATTCATGTGCAATATAATCAAACGGTGTTGTGAACTTGTTACCTTCTTTCCATTTGTCTGGGTTAGATTTGACATTTTTACAATAATAGAATAGTTCTTTGTTGAAAGACGTAAAATACTTTACAACTGCATCTTTGACAAGTTCTTTTATTTCAAAACAATGTTGCTCGTTAATACCCCATGTAAAATCGAATAATTCATATTTGTTTTGTTTCAAAATAAAAATATACGTGTTTATGTTTTTCCCATTGAATTTTTTAATGTCGTCACCCTTGTTACCAGAATTGAAAATAATAAAGCGTTCAATCACCATTTTTATGAGTATATCATAAAAATTTAGTTGATTAAAATCAGATACAAATGATAAATGATATACATTGGTTTTACTATAACCTATTATAGGTATATTTCTGTACCATATTTCCATATAATCATTTTTTCCATAAAATTTAATCATATGCTCTATGTTCCAGTTAATGATATCTGGATCATTATTTGCGATAGATTCCATTGCTGTTGTAACAATGTTTTTTATTTTCATAGATTCATCAAATAACTCAGTTATTTTAGTGCCATCTTTTTTTTCATAATTATTCACAATATTATATAATGTACTTGGAGAGGTTTCACAATATTTATCGCGACGATATAATTCTATCATATAGTTTAGAAATACAGACTCATATGGTGTCATATTTACCAACGAAAATATATCTGCATTTAGCTTTTTGATATTGTCATTGATGATTGTTTTTATTTTGTTCATATAATTTTCATATATTGGTTTATCCGAGAGATTACAGAGAGGAAACATCCCGTCAAATTTTTCTTTTTTATTTTTATTCGAATTTGATTCATTTAAGAATTTGTAAAACATATTTGGTGACATATCTTTGACTGACAATTGAGATATTTTATTCAATATTACCTTGATTTGTGATTTTTCAAAGTTTCCATATCCTTTGCTTTTCTTCAAAATAGTAAATATAGCGTATTGTAGATAAATTGCTCTTCTTATGCAATGAAATTCCCAATCTATCGCCTTATTTACATCAAATTGTTTATTATCATCTTTTGATGGTTCCTTGATGCCATTTTTATTTAAAATTTGAACCATCCTATTTTTGTCAATATATTCACATATTTTATCAATTTGTATTGATGGTTTTATTATTGGTTTATATTCAATCAAACCTCCTCCACCAAATCGTTTGTGTATATCATCATTATTATGTTTTATACCGAAATATATTTTTTCTTTTGCACGAGTGAGTGCAACATGTAAATATGATTCATAAATCATATCTATTTGATCAGTCCTTGATACTATTTTTAGTGCTACTTCTGTACATTCAAGAACAAAAACTACTTTCCTACCATCTCCCTTAGATGTACGAATTGTTACTATCCGTGATGCGTGTTCTGATTCTGACATATCTATTGATTGCCCTTCTTGATGTTTATGTAAAAAGGCATAATTCGTATATCTATCATTTTCGGGAAACTGATTTATCCAGTAATTATTTAACTTTGTTTCTAATTCTGGTGCAATCAGATTACCTTGCATAATTGGAAAAATAAACAAAAAAGCATTGGGTTGATAATTATGTGATTTGACCTCTTTATCTACCAGATTAATTATTTTTGTAATATAATTTTCTATTTCAATTCTGTTTTGTTCACTTTCTATGTTGTATACAATAGGTGTATCAAATGTTTCAATACATAAGTCATCACAATCACGTAACTCCTTTTCATTTGTATGAATATCTGGAAGATTATAATCATCAAAACTTATCAAATTATTTATTTTTGGTGCCATACCTTGTACACATATACGTCTATTTACATTTATTGGAGGTTCTCTGATAATTCTTATATTTGGAATATCGTTTTCAATACATGTCATGAAATTAACCCTATGTTCTAAACTTTGTAACTTATCACCCACAATAACAACATCAATTTTTGTTTCAATGATTACTTTCACGATCGCTTTGAAATATGTTTCACCTAAGTCTTGGGCTTCATCAATCCACAGTTCCGTGGCTTTGTTTAAATAAAGTGTTTTACCGGCAAATTTAAATTGTCCATTATACTTATTTACCTTTGTTATACCACAATCTGAAATTGTATGTAATAAACTTTCCCAAAAATTACTATTTTTCTTGATATTATTTGTTAAATTAAATATAAATGAATCTATTGTGGCTATAATAACAATACAATGGCGATGTGAATGTTTGTGCTTATACATTATCACAATTTTTCTTGATGTCTCACTATCTTCCATTTCATGCATGTTAGAAATATGATATTCATTTCTCTCTGCTTGATCACATAATTCTTTCCTGATAACTTCTTTTGCAGAGTGTTGTTTGGTAACAATTATGAATACTTCCTTGTCAAGATTTTCAGCAATACTTTTCCATATTCCATATGTTTTTCCATTACCAGCACCTTTTTGGTGCACTGTCAACGTTGCCTTTATCTCATTATCATCATCCCATTCATTCCATAATTGTGATGGACATTCATTTAATATATTAACAACATTAGTGATTGTTTTCCATTCTTTCAATAAAATCATTTTGTTGCATACTTGCCTCACTGGAAGTTTGAAGATTTTGTCATTTATATCCAATAATATGTATTCATAATTATATAAAAACGATTTATACTTCCAATCCTTTTCAAATGACACCAAAAACCCACCACTAGATAATTCCTCCAATACAACATCATCTGTATTACCATCTATCAACCATATAATATTCATATCATGTAATAAACAGTCATCATGTTTACATTTTACTTCTTCTGGAGTCTTACCACTATGTTCAAATTCAATTATATAATTATGCCCTTCAATCAAAACATCGGCACGTCTTTCTTTCATTTGACCTTCTTTCTTTGATAAAATGTACTCCGTAATCGGAAATAAACTTTGCCACTGAGCGTGCCATACAGTCATAGGATATCCTTCAACATCATTTGTATTTTTATGTCTGAAATACGCTGTCACTTTTTCACCATTACAATATATCAACTCATGTCCATTGATACATTTTATTTGTTTTTCTTTGTTAGGGATATAGTCATCAATGTGTATTTTTTCATCTTCAATAAACGCCCACTTTGATTGAAAACTAACATTGCATAGATTACAATTAGACATATATTAGCTAATGGTAGACGTAAATAAAATTTTATATTTATTTAATTTATACTTTGTACAATGTTTGCGTAACAAAATATTTGATAAAAAAACGAACGTCTCCTATATTAGGTTTCCGACACAAGTATATCTATTAAATGATGAGATTCAATATGAAAATATAAAAGTATATATATAGATTTCATTCATAATTATATTAAATTTAGGGAAAATTCTATAAATTTAATATGCTGATATATTGTGATATGAAAATAAATTATATCATACAATAAATATGGAAAAATTATATTAATAATAACCATGTATTTATACATTTTGGTAATAGTTTTTTAAAAAATAAAAGTGAAAATATTACGATAAATGCTTTGA